GTGATATGGAGCGTGACATTGCCTGTGATCGCGGCACCATTGCTCATGAGCACTGTGAGTATGTTCTCAAAACCGCTGCAAAGTTGGCCCGTCAAAGTGCCAACAAGAAAGGAGCGTGGAAGGTTTGGGATGATGGTTTGGCACGTGCTCCAAAAGCCATCACCGCCTGGGCACTTAAGAAGTCGAAAGATGGAGCGCCGAAAGTTGCATGGCCAGCCCGTGAGTACGCCAGAGGTTTATCCGACTGGCTGGTAAGTGGAAGCGTAACGGCCATTCATGCCAGCGAATTTAGCGTTAGCAGCGAGGAAGGTTTTGCTGGAACGGCAGATGCGTTAATTGATACGCCATTGGGTTTAACAATCTGTGATTTTAAGACGACTAGTCGTGAGGCAGACAAGCCTGAAGCGTGGTTAAAGGATCACCAAGACCAATTAGGTGCTTATAGCCTTGGATTGCGTGAGAGGGCTGGTATCCGAGTAGATGCTGGAGCGGTGGTAATTGCGAAGCCAGACGGCAACGTTCAACTGCGTATGCTTAGTGAATTGGAGATGAGAGGCTGCGAAGCCCGCTGGACTGAACGCAACAATATATACAAAGAGATGTTATTGTCTGGTGAGGTTTGCTAAAGTTCTGCTGAGAAGTGAACTTCGCTGGGTAGCGGGGGTTGACTGATCGCGAAGGCAACGGGGTTCCAGCCCGATGTCTTCACCTGCCTTTTGAATTTATGGAAGAAGCCTTAGACCTAATTTATCGCGGCAAAAGTAACGTAGCTGTCAAAGCAGAAGAACTAGGCATCTCAACAGAAACGCTGAAACGCCTAGTTCGTGATTACATACTGGAGCGCCCGTTAGATACGAACGATCCAGAGGTTTGGAGCGGTGAAGTGGAGTTAGGTTGGCCCTGGACTTAAATCATAAACTGTACTTTTGTTTGTAAGCGGCAGTGTGCATTTCATCTAGGGTAACTGGAGATTCACCACCTGAATCATCCCAAAGGTATTGGGGCGTCGGGTCGTAATTAAGTTCATTTTCAAGTTGAGGGATCACTTCACTTTCGAGAAGATCCATCATGCTGAAAGATAATTCACCGTCCATTTGATGACGGTTTTTTTCGCGTTGTACAACACCTTTAAGGATGTCCAAGGCGCGTTGAATCTTGGCAGATTCCCATTCTTCAACTGGTTGATTGTGATAAATCACCATTCCACCTCCTTTGCAAGTTGTGCAAGTTTTTGTAATGATTCAAGGCTATCCATCTGCCGTTCACCGGCTGCATAAATTGGATCGTTTGTGCTTGTGGCACGATCCATATCTTGTTCAACAAGTTTGAAGCAAAAATCAATTCGCTTGGATGGATCATATGCAAAGTGAGCAGAAGCCTTACTTTTTTCGCCACCAAGGATCAAGCAAAGCAATTGATTGATGGAGCGTTTGATTTGATTTTTAGTAATCATTTGAGGTTGCGGTTGCGTTCAGCAGCGTCAGGGATAGACCGTTGTAAGTCTTCCCATTCAGCTTGTCGTTCACGTTCTTCAATTTCTTCATCAGAGGGCGGCCAGGGGTCTTTGTAATCGGACGGCAAAAGGTCGTCGATGTTGTCTGTTCGGATAATGGTCATTAGTGATTTAGGAATGATTAGATGCGAGTTTGAAGCTCGGTAAGGGTTTGATGGCGCGGAGACTCGTGCCAGCCGGAAGACTCTAGGAAGTGAAGTTCCCATGAAATAGAGTCAACCAGCAGCTCAAGCTCGTGGTCTGTAAAAGTCATAGCCGTTAGCAGTGAGGGCAAGAGGGCGGAACAATCGGCCTACGCGTGAGAAGAGCAGCAGCAACAAGAGCAGCAACCTTTTGGGGTGTTTGCTCGGAGCTAAACATTAGGGTTTGAAACCTCTCGCAGTCTGGCTCAAAAACATGCAAGCCTCGAACCGTGACCATCAAGGTTGTGGTCTTAGCTTTCTTAATAGAAATGTTGGAGCGCTTAACGTTGAGCTGAGTAAACAGCAGGCCCCTGCCATCTACTTCAGGATTGGCTTGTGTTGGTTGAGCTAAAAAGTTTTCGTGAAGGCAGAGATCGGCATATTCCAAAGCGGAAGCCAACGTATCAATAAAAAGCTCAACGTCACGGGGAAAAAATGGTTTGTTGTCAGTGGAGTTGTTCATAGGTTTGATGATTGGAACGATGTGAGACAAACGTCTCAGTATTTTTGAGACTGGTTGCCGCCCATGCGGTGAAGGCGTTCAAAGGCTCTAGAAAGCTGCATAAGCTCCTGCACGTTGTGTTGTGCAGATGCTTCCATCCACGCTTGCTCAAGGTCACGCAGCATTGCGTCACGTTGTTCAAGCATTGGCAGTGGAGCGTCAACATCATGGGCGATGTCTTCGCTTTGCATCTGAGTGCTTGCCAGGGCAACGTCACGGAAACTAGTTGCCCGACTAATTCCAAATAGCCTTTCAAGCCTTAAAGCAACTGCTGATGGCCCATAGCCAAGGCTAAGGAGACGTTTTGCCTCCTTAACGTGGTGGCCTCTGATTTCATTGGAACGTTTCACGCTTCAGTTTTTAAACAAAGCGGAGCAAACAAATAAACAAAACGGGCCAACGTTTCGGCGTTCTGTTTGCTCAAATAATCGGCTATAGCCTCCAATAAAACATTTTTAGGGACCATCACAGTCGCAAGATTCAAATCATCTTTAAACGTGGCTGAACCCTCACTAAATTCGACAGTTGAACTGTTTTTAAAAAAAAGAGTTGTTGTAAAATAGGATTCCATGGTTAGGGTAGGTTTGGAACGGAGGCGGCTTAACCCGTTTCCCCGTATTCGAATACTACAGGATAAAGGGCATTCATGCCGGCGCTAGCCTGTAAACATTCATACAACCTCTCATGGCCATTCAGGCTCCTGATATATGGCTAACTTATGAAGAAATGGAGATCCTCTTAGACTCCATCCACGCTTACGCTTCAACCTCTGCCGGTAAGCGTTGTTCCTCAGGTCAGTGTGTCTTTTTGCGTGAGAAGCTCGTGCAAGCCAAACTCAACGGCTCAGCCTTGCGTGTCTACCGTTAGGTGGTGCGGTACATAATCAAAGCCCCAGCAATTAAGCCAGGGCTGATACGTCATGACATAAACCGTGTTTCACACGTTGCTTTGCTTTTGAAGCGTTCCCAAATGTTCTCCGCGTAATCTTTAGTAATTAGCCTCTGACGTTGCTCCTTGCCGTCCTGTGACGCAAATTCGCAGTGCCAAACTTCAGTGTTAGCCCAGCTAGCGCGATAACGTAGCCAGCCGCTCTTCTCAGGCACGAACACCTGAAATGAGATGACGTTACAAAAGGTTTGAAGCGTCATCAGTTTGCCAAGACAAATGCTTCTACAATGTCGCGCTTATAAACCGCAACGTTTAGAGCGTTTGGATGGTGAAACTGTTTGAACGCATGACACTGGTCTATATCGTCACTATGAAAACAGATCGTAGTGGTTCCGTCATCGTTTATTCGGCAGACACTAAAACGTCGATGCTTGTATTCGCAGCGCCCATTGTGTGATGGGGCGTCATTAGTTGGATAGCTCATAATAAAAAGCCCGGCTTATGCCGGGTTGATTGGGGCGTTAAAAAAAAAGGTCAGCAGATTGCCGTTGCGCAAGTGTTGTAAACCTGCTCAATTGAATAAACTGAACCCTTGAGTTCTTCTTCACTGTAGACATAGAGAGCACAACCCCTAGGGTCTCCCTGGTGGTAGATCTTAAGTTTGAACCTAGCTGCTGTTCCGCGTGCAACGCTTAGCCAGTGCTTCTCGTTAATGGATGATTCCCCATAGTTGCACTGATCTTCACTCCACTTGTGCAAGCAACGCTCACACTGGCGCAGCTTGCTCCATGCGTAGTTTGTCAGTTTGTGGTTGCGATGCAGAAATTCTTTGTTAGTCATCAGCGGATCACCCGAACGTATGGCTGATTGCCGCTATGGCTATGGAGCGGAGATTGTAAGGCGGTTTGCACAAAACAAACGCCAAAAATACCAGCCGCAATATAAACGGCTGACAGGCTTAAAAATGTTCTCATTGGTTGGTTGTTGGTAGGTTTGATGAATTGGCTTTTTGGTGTGCTTGGGAGCGTGCTCTGCAAAGTGTAAATTCTGCAAAACTTGGGCGCTGTCTCGCTGCGTCAACCCGGAGGCTATGCAGTTTGGGGCGTTTCGCTCCCAGCTGTTCTAATTGCCAAGGTTCAGGAGAAAACTTGCTCTCCCTTCTTACACTATACCATATTATTCCAATATCACAAGAACAAAAACAAAAGAAAGCCGCGGCGCTTCAACCTGAAAAACTATGGGGGGCAGTGTTGCAAAATCTCAACGCTGCATCGTCACACGGGTACCCTGCATATATATCCGCTGAATAGTATTCGTGTACTAAAAAAGCCCCCTTAGTGGGGGCAGGGTTTGAATTTATTGGAGCGCTGGATCAGTCGTCTTTATTTTCGATAGAGATTTTAAGTTCAGGCGCTTGGATATTGACGGTTTCAACGGATTCACCGATAACACGTCCAATGGAGTCAAGAACCTGGCTAGCGGTTTGGAGCTGGCCTTTTTTGAGAGCTTGGTGAAAGAGTTTGGTACGCATGTGCTGAAGACGCGCGAGCATATTTTCGCGATCAGCTTGCCAGTCTTCATCAACGAGTTTTTTTACCTCAGCCCAATCGCGCCAAGCAGTGTTGATAGAGACTTGTTCTTTCTCTTTATGATCATAGACGAGAGCACGAGCGGAGAGGCCGTCAAGTTGACGACGATAAAGGCGTCTAATACGATCTTCTTTGGCCTGATTAAAACGAGCTGTATCGTCTGTCATGAAGGCTATCGACCTTTTTTCAGATATTAACCTGTAGCGGAACGAGTTGGCATGGTCAGAGGGGGTATGGGTCAAAATTCTGTGTAATGTAATAGGCATGAGCATAAAAACAGAGCCTATTAGCCTGAGATGGGCGCAGGGGCAGGTTTATTCAAGTGAAAACCGCTTTCGAGTATTGGTAGCGGGCCGTCGATTTGGCAAGTCGTATTTATCTTGCGTTGAATTGGTGCGTGGAGCGATTGAGAAACCAGGGGAGACATTTTTTTATTGTGCTCCGACGTATCGAATGGCAAAGGATATAGCGTGGCGAGCGTTAAAAAAGCTGGTTCCGAAGGTATGGATCCACAGTAAGAACGAAACCGATTTACGAATCGAGCTTATTAACGGTTCAACGATTGAATTGAAGGGTACAGAGAACGCAATGGCGTTAAGAGGCCGCAGTTTAAGCGGTGTGGTGTTGGATGAAGCAGCATTTATGGATGCGGAGGTATGGTTTGAAGTTATTCGACCTGCTTTAGCGGATAAGGAGGGCTGGGCATTATTTATTTCGACACCAGACGGTACAGCCAGCTGGTTTTA